TGATGATCGTCGCTGACGATGGATTCGGATACAGCCTGCTCGAAGCAAGGGGCGTTTACGAGATCATGACACCACAAGAACTGGCCGAGAGGTCAATTAAAGCAAGGAGAAAAAGAAAAGATGAGCATACTTGAGAAGGTACAGAGAGGAAAAGTTGCCAAGCCAAGACGCATTTGCGTCTACGGATCTCATGGAGTCGGGAAGACAACCTGGGCATCTCGGTTCCCAGATGCACTTGTCATCGCGACCGAAGATGGGTCAGGTGACATCGACGTTGCAAGGCTGTCTGTTGACAGCGCGTTGGAAGTGTTGCAAGCTGCAAACGAAGCGTCCACCTCGGAGTTCAAGACAATCATCATCGACTCGATTGATTGGTTTGAAAAGTTTGTGGAAGATGCTTTGCACGCAGAAGGCTTTCAGCAAGACTTTGGAAAAGGTACTGTTGAAGTAGCTCGACGGGTTGGAAAATTATTCGAGCAACTTGACTTGTGCATTGCAAATGGAAAGACTGTAATCCTGATTGCACACGAAGAGACTAAGAAAGTCGAGTCTGTGTCAGGTGCATCTTGGGATCGAGTTCAGCCAAAGTTGAGCAAGAAAGCCTGTGGGCGATTGCTCGAATGGGCAGACGAAGTGCTCCACGCTGAGATCGAGACATTCGTCAGCAGCAAAGACGAGGGTTTTGGTCGCGAGCGTGGCATCGCGACGACTTCAGGCCGCAGAATTTTGAAGTCGGATTCGCATCCGAGCTATGTCAGCAAGCGTAGGATCACGCTTGCAGACAAAATTGACATGAATGATCCAGTGGACTGTTTTTTAACCTCAATCACAGAGTAGTAACATGGCAGAATTTACGTTCGACAATAATGAAGTAGAAGCAGCAAACGATTACCAGCAGATCCCTGCTGGTAGGTACACGATGGTCGTTACGGAGACTGACCTGATGCTGACCAAGAAAGCTAAGGAAGCAAACGATTCTAAACTTGGTCAGTACATTAAAGTCAAGTTTCAGATCGTTTCGGGTGAGTTTCAGAACCGCGTACTCTTCCAGAATTTCAACGTGGTCAACGCAAATCCGAAAGCAGTTGAGATCGGACAACAACAGTTCCGAAATCTGCTTGAGTGCTGCGGGATTACCAAGATCACCGACACTTCTGAGATCCATCAGAAGGTTGTTATTGCAGACATCAAGAACACTCCTGACAACGGATACGGAGTCGGGGTCGATGTCAAACGCTACTACCCTGTTTCAAAGACTCAGACGACCACTGTCGAGTCTGCTGTGACTGAGCCTTCGGGTCCAGTTGCATTTTAATCGTCCCCCCGTTGGGTCAATGGTTTTTGAGTGGTTCGATTCCACTCGGCCCTTTCTACCAACATTGGTAGATCAGTGTGCGGAAAATCCACCTATCTCGCGAGGGTGGTCGCTTTAAGCACGGCGTTGATGTGCTTTTTTTATGCTCGCACGAATGGTCGCTGGTTACATTTAATCAATGAAAGGAAGGTATCCCCGTGCCAAAATTCCTTGATCAGTCAGGTTCGATTCCTGATGCGGGTGCTTTAACTGTCGGTAGCTTGTTTAGTGGCATTGGTGGTTTTGAACTTGGGTTCGAGGCAACGGGTCGTTTTGAAACACGGTGGCAAGTTGAATGCGATCCATACGCAACGAAGGTGCTTAAAAAGCATTGGCCTGATGTGCATCGACATGATGACGTTTGCACCTGGCCGAACGAAAAGACTCAGCCGGTGGATGTCATCATCGGCGGTTTTCCATGTCAAGACATTAGCTACGCAGGTAAGGGAGCAGGATTAGATGGAGAAAGATCAGGACTATTCTACGAACTCATGCGAATCGTTCGCGTGGTGGGACCAAAGTACGTTGTGCTTGAAAACGTGGCAGCGTTGCTTACTAGGGGACTGGATCAAGTTCTCGGATCGCTTGCCTCGCATGGGTACGATGCGGAATGGGAAGTTGTATCAGCGGCAAGCGTGGGTGCGCCGCACCGTCGCGACAGAGTGTTCATTATCGGATACTTGGCCGACTCCGACGACAAGCAATGCAAAGGGTGCAAGCAAAAAACGCTACGCGGGAAGTCCAGAGTATCGCGGGAATCTAGACGAAGCAGTGAGGACCAGCGAAACCAGTGGACAGTTGAACCCAGCGTGGGTCGAGTGGCTCATGGGATTCCCAGACGGGTGGACCGACTTAGATGCCTCGGAAACGCCATAGTTCCCCAAGTTGCACAAGTCGTTGCAGAACGACTGTTACAAATACATGACGCGTGTGCGTCTGATGTTAGTGACTCTTAAGAAGGATCGAAGATGACTGCTGCTGTACTTGCGATGGGTTTGTTTTTCAGTTGGACGCCTAGCGTAAAAACGCGAACGCGCTCTTGTGAAATCAAACGCGAAGTCACGGTAACCAAGACCGTCGAATTGAGCGACCAATCTGCATGCGAAGAGGAATGCAAGCGAATGATTCAGTTTCGACGCATGCACGTTTTCAAGACACCTGCTGGCTGTTTTGAGGGATGCGGAATTAGTCGAAGCAAAGACGTTCCAACTTGCAGACCAAATCGCAAGATGCGTTTGACCGGCGATTGCACCATCGAAAAAGACGGTTGGTTCTACAGATGCAGAACCTGGCGTTGATTTAATTCTTTTCTGCTGCAAGCAAACATGCTCTGACAACCTTGTTTTTGTCATCGAGGCGGAATTCCTCGACTTGCAGTTTTTTCTTAACCACAGTGATGAAAAATGAAATTACCACACGAATACACCCTGCGTGAATACCAACAGGACGCAGTCAACGGATTTTGGAACTATGTACGAAAGTCTGAGGGCAACCCAGTCCTCATCCTTCCGACTGCCGCTGGCAAGTCAGTCATCATAGCTGACATCTGCAAGGGACTCGTTGCAGTAGGGTATCGAGGATTGGTCATATGCAGGCAGAAGGAACTCGTCCAGCAGAACCTTGCTGCTCTCAATAGATTCTGCCCTGATGTTGACGCTGGGATTTACTGTGCGGGGCTTGGTCGGAAACAAACAGACAAAGACATCATCTTTGGGACCATTCAATCACTCTCGGGTCATGCTGACATCTTCGGGGCCAGACAACTGACAATCATCGATGAGGCTCATCAAGTCTCTTCAAACGAGAATACGCAGTATGCCAGGTTCCTTGCTGACCTCAAGACCTACAACCCAAAGACAAGAACTCTCGGATTGACGGCAACCCCGTTCAGACTCGATTGTGGACCCATCGTAGGACCAAACCAGATGTTCGATGGGACAGCCTACGAGGTCACTGTCAAGCGTATGCTCGATGGTGGATTCATTTGTCCTGTGAGGACTGCAAGCGTTTCTACGGTCGATACAAGCAACGTGCGTCGATCTGGATGGGACTTCAACCTCTCTGAACTTGCGAGCACCTTCGAGGCGACCGTTGAGGCAAACGCCGATGAGATCATTTCGGTTGCAAATGCCGAGGATCGCAAGAAGTGCCTCTGCTTCACAACCAGCGTCAAGCATGCGGAAGACCTTGCTGAAATCATCGAGAAGAAAACCGGCGAGCGTGCTGCTGTGGTCACCGGTGACACTCTCCCGATTCTGCGTGAGACAATCCTTGAGAACTTCAAGACAGGTGCTCTTAGATGGCTTGTCAACTGCTCAGTGCTGACGACTGGCTTTGATGCTCCGAGGACCGATCTGATTGCACTTTGCCGAGCGACACTCAGCCCCGGTTTGTTTGCTCAGATGGTGGGGAGAGGTCTTCGATTGGCCGAGGGAAAGACAGAGTGCCTTGTCCTCGACTTTGGTGGCAACACGCGGAGGCACGGTGCGATAGACGATCCAGAGTTCGGGATCGGTTCAGTGCGTGGATCTTCAGGCGAACTTGGCGAAGCACCGACCAAAGAGTGTCCAGCTTGTCAGGCCGTAGTTGCCAGCGGAACACGCTACTGTGAATGTGGATTTCGGTTTGAGTTTGAGTCTCACGTCGATAAAAAGGCAGACGGTCTTGCCCAGATCATGCAGGCAGGAAACGAACCTAAGTGGTATGAGGTCGTTGATGTTGATTATTTCATTCACACTCCCAAGGATGAAGACAAAGAACAATCTATGCGTGTTCAGTACACGGTTGAGCCTCTTGATGACGAGTCGCGAGATGGCAACCTTTCTACACGCAGGTTCAACGAATGGATCTGCCTTGCACACGCAGGGTTTCCGAGGCAGAAGGCAGTAAGATGGTGGATTTCACGAAGCAGGAATCAGCCGCCAATCACTATCTTCGAGGCAGTTGAGCTTGCTCAA